TGGCATGAAGTGGAAGGATCATGACTACGTCGAGAAACAGACTGGTCAGGCCCAGCTTTACAGAAATGTCCGAAGAACAACGGTTGGTGGTTCAAGCCGATCAAGACGTAGACGTAATGATACAGGTCAGACAGCAAATGTTCAAAAACGGGGCCAGGGTCTCGGCGGAAGTCCTCAGGTAAACAGACCACCCCAGTCAGCTAAACCTGGAAACAGACCGCATGGAAGAAAACGTAATGATACTGGGCAGGTTGCAACTGTTCACAAGAAGAACAGCATCCATAACTTTCCAACTACTCAGTCCGCTCAGGGACAGTCTAAAGGCGGTAATGTAGCAAGAACGAAAACTAGACCTAATTCTCCTATTATCAATGATAAGAACAAACTGAAGAAGGCTAACGATTTCGTTTCTAACTCTAAGAAAGCTATCGATAAAGCTGGAAAATGGTTGAATTCTAAAAAGAATGACGCTTCTTCTTATGTGAACAAGAAGGTATCTGATATCGGCAAATCGGTAGCTGAAGGTGAGAGACGTGTTAAAGGCGCTGCTTCTGATGCTAAGGAAAATGCTAGATATTATTCGACCAAAGCTGGACTTTCTGCAGAGAGCGCTAAAAATAGAGTTCTCGACGCTGTAGATGATGCTAAAAGAGCAGCCAATAGAACGAAATATGAGCTCAGACGAGCCAAGAATGATTTCACATATCGAATCAGAAAAGGTAAGAATGAGCGAAAGCATGATAAAGAAATCAGAGACAATAAGAACAATGACTTCGGAACTGCTCTGAAAGACACATACAATAGCTGGAAACGTCATGCTAAGAACAAAGTTGATCACACTAAAAAGAACGAGAAAGCTAGACGAGAATATTCCAAGAAGGAGAGAGAATTAGTTTCTAATCAGATGGATCGTTCTAATTCTTTGAAGAAAAAGATCAGAGATAACGAACGTAAGCATAAGCAGCATCAGAAGAATAGAGCTAAGGAAGAGAAACTGGCTAAAACAGGCAACCCTTCAAATAAGAAACTAGCAAAGACAGGTTCTAGTAAGAAAGGAAGATGGTGGTGAGCAATATGAGTTATACATACCCTAATGAACTTTGCCACTATGGCGTAATTGGAATGAAGTGGGGTATTCACAAAGGACGTTACGCTGATGCCTATGCTAAAGGTATTCGTAAGATCCAGAAATACGAAGAGCGTAGTAGAAAAGCTGAAGAGAAACTCGCTAGAACTGGTGGCGCTAGAGCTAGAGCAGCTGGATATGCTAGTCGAGCGGCTAGACTAAGAGCTAAAGCTAATCGTAGATTCCTTGTATTCAACCGTGAAGGAAAGAGAAGAAAAGCTGATCAGCTCGAAGCGAAAGCAGCTAGGATCAATGACAAGCAGGAACGTCTTCGCTATAAGACATCTAACAATGCTAGGAAGGCCGAAAAGTTCTACAAGAAAATGGAGAAGAATTTCGCAAATATTCCGAAGAGCAAACTGAATAAGCAGGATGTCGAATACGGTAAGCGGTATGCCAAACTTCTTGAAGAAAGACGTCGTAGAAGAGAAATCGAACGAGGCACAAGAGGATGGTAAGATATTCTGCAAAAAGAAAAAGGTGACTAAATGGTTAACATTATTGAGCGTATTCAGCGAGGCTGGAACGCTTTTTTAAACAAAGAGCCGCCTAGCAGACCGTATCTTTATGACGCTGGATATTCTTATCGCCCTGACAGACCTAGATTCTCTCGTGGAAATGAACGATCTATAGTCACAGCCGTTTATAACAGAATTGCTGTTGATGTGGCCGCTATTAAGGTCGAGCATGTAAGACTTGATGAGAACGGGCGTTATTCTGAAACTATCGATTCGAAACTTAACAGGGCGTTAACTGTTAGCGCGAATATTGATCAAACAGGCAGAGCTCTTATACAAGACATTGTGATGTCTATGTTTGATGAAGGATGTGTGGCTATTGTACCAACTGATACAACCGCAAATCCTAATTTCACAGAGTCTTACGATATCATCTCTTTACGAACTGGAAAGGTCGTCGAGTGGTATCCAGACTGTGTGAAAGTACAACTTTTCAATGAGCAGAAAGGCAGAAAAGAAGAGATTGTTCTTCAGAAAAGCTATGTTGCAATCGTTGAAAATCCGTTCTATGCGATCATGAACGAGCCGAACTCGACTCTTCAGCGTCTTATTAGGAAATTAAACCTCTTAGACGCGATCGACGAACAAAGTGGAGCTGGTAAATTGGATCTTATCATCCAGTTGCCATATACAGTAAAAACTGAGACTAGACGTGCCCAGGCAGAACAGAGAAGGAAAGATATTGAGATGCAGTTAGCCAATACTAAGTATGGTATTGCTTATACTGATGCTACGGAACGTGTAACTCAGCTTAATCGTTCACTAGACAATAACTTGATGAAGCAGATCGAATATTTAACGAGTATGCTATACGGCCAGTTAGGTATTACGGACACAATCATTAACGGTACTGCCGATGAAAAGACTATGCTGAATTACTACAACAACACTATCGAACCTATTATTTCTGCTATCACGAACGAAATGACAAGAAAATTCATTTCACGTACTGCACGTACTCAGCTTCAGTCAATTCTGTTTTTTAGAGATCCGTTTAGATTGGTTCCTGTTGAAAAGATCGCTGATATTGCTGATAAATTCACCAGAAATGCAATCCTTTCTTCTAACGAACTTCGTGCGATTATTGGCTATAAACCAGTAATTGACGAACGTGCTGACGAACTCAGCAACAAGAACATTAACCAGGGCAATGGCGATGTGCCTCCTATGACAACCGAAGAATACCCAGACGAGTATCCGGAGGATGAGTATGTTGACGAAGAGGAGTATCCAGAAGAGGGTTATTAGACCTAATTACACCTATTCTTCAGAACTTTACCATTATGGAACCAAAGGTCAGAAGTGGGGTGTAAGAAGGTATCAGAATCCTGATGGGAGTCTTACAACTGCAGGAAAATTGCATTATGCAAAAACAAGTGCCAGGGCAGTTGGTTATTTGACTGGAGTCGGTGCTGCCAATTATGCAAAAGATTACTATAAAGCACTGTATAAGAAAGCAAATAAAGAAGCAAAACGTACTTCTTCGTCTAAGGAAGAATATAGAGCTTTAAAAAGCAAAAATCGTGATAAATACGAGAGAAACTTACACAGAGCAGAAAAAGAACGTAAGAAAGCGTTGATTAATCTCGCTAATAAGGACGATAAAGAGAGACTCAACAAAGCAATTAAGCTTACTGAGTCTTATCGTAATCGGGCTATTAAAGAGATTCCACACTATAGAGCTAAGAAAGTAGCGGCATTTGTTGCAAAGAAAGCTCTTAGATACGTTCCGGTTGCTGAAATTGGCGTTGCGATTACCGGTGGTACTGGTATTACTGGGCATGTTTCCTCAGTTTTAGGTAGAAACGCGTTTACTACGCAAGTTAAAAATGTCGTTAAAGCGACAAAAAACCTAAGTAAGACAAGAAAAATCACAGGTTATGACGTCTATAGAACTGGTAAAAAGATTGCTAACACTGTCAGTGGAAGAAAAAGAAGAAACGATTAACGGATAAGTGAGGAAATTCAAAATGGGAGCTAAATACGACTTTTGTGGTTGGGCTACCAGAAACGATTTACTGTGTACAGATGGCCGTACGATCAGACGAGATGCCTTCAAGGACGACGATGGAAAGAAGGTACCTCTCGTATGGCAGCATCAGCACAATGATCCAGAAAACGTTCTGGGACATGCCTACTTATACAATCGGCCGGAGGGCGTCAGATTTGAAGCATCGTTTAATTCATCTGACAAAGCCCAGAAAGCTAAAGTTGCTGTAGAGCACGGCGATATTACAGCCGTGTCAATCTACGCTAATCAGCTTAAGCAGAACAAAGGTAATGTACTTCACGGTACTATCCGTGAACTTAGCCTGGTTCTTGCTGGAGCGAATCCTGGAGCCTTGATCGATATGCCCATCGCACATGGTGACGATGATGAGCTTGTCGACGAGGCTTTTATTTATACTGGCGAGCCTCTTTACACATATGAAATGGCACATTCCGAAGAAGGTTCAAGCGATAACGCTGAGGCAGCTGAATCAAATGAAAAAGCTACCGAGGCTCCAGGAGAAAAGAAAGATTCTGAAAAGAAAAAAGAGGAGAAAGACATGGCAGACAAAGAAAAGACTGTCCAGGATGTTATCGATTCGATGACAGAAGAACAGCAGACCGTTCTGTATGCTCTGCTCGGCGAAGCTATGGGCGAAGGACAGGACGACGATGAAGATGACGAAGAAGAGGATGAAGATATGAAGCACAATGTATTTGATACTGATTACGACGATGAAACAGTTCTGTCTCACGACGCAATGACAGAGATCATCAAAGACGCTAAGAAATATGGTTCTATGAAGGAAAGCTTCCTTGCTCATGCCGTTGACTATGGTGTTGATGGCATCGAATGGCTGTTCCCGGAAGATCATGAACTGAATAACACTCCTGAATTTATCTCCAGAGACATGACCTGGGTTCAGAAGGTTATGGGAGCTGTTCACCACACACCGTTTAGCCGTGTTAAGAGCACATTCGCTGACATCACTGAGGATGAAGCTCGTGCTAGAGGTTATATCAAGGGTAAGACCAAGAAGGAAGAAGTATTCTCTCTGCTGAAGCGTTCTACTTCTCCGCAGACTGTTTACAAGAAGCAGAAGCTGGATCGTGACGACCAGGCTGATATTACAGACTTTGACGTTGTTTCCTGGATCAAGGGTGAGATGAGAACAATGCTGAATGAGGAACTGGCTCGTGCATTCCTGATTGGTGACGGTCGTCTCTCTTCTGAAGATGACAAGATCTCTGAGGATCATATTCGTCCGATCGCTAATGACGCAGACCTCTTCACAA